TCCGGGGGTACTTAGAGAGTCAGCGATGATTCTCTTTGTTTTCGAATTAATTGCAGTGCAATGATTCGAAAGAATCCATTAATTCGTTCATTTGGAAGGAGTTTGCTTATGCCAGACAACAAGAGTCGTGTGCGTGACAGGGCCATTCCTGTTCCTCACGGACCAGTATTGACCCGATTGGGTTGGAAAGAATCTCGATCCAACCTGAGTCAGCCATGGACTAAGATCCCTGGTTCCGACGTCTATTATAACGGCGTCGGTGCTTTGGGATACCCAGGTTTGTACATTGAGCGTACGTGGGATGAAACCCACGGTCACTTTCCGTATAAGACTGGCGGTCCATTTAAGTCTATAAAGATAGACTCTTGCAAAACTTCTGTGAACGATGTTCCTCAGAAGTTTAGTGAAGTTGTGGGAAGTGGTATTTTTGTGCGAAATGATAACCTCGAACGATATGTTGGAGGTTTCATGTTGCCGACGGATTTACAGTTCGGGTCGGGATTTTCTATAACTCCCTATTCGACTATACTTTCGCCTACCTCTTCTCACTTCGTAAATTTGTCTGGATATGGTGACTCGGCCTATGCTAAGCTTAGGCCGAAGCTGGAACAAGCAAGTGGTGGAGTATTTCTCGCTGAATTAAGCGATTTACCCCATATGCTTAAGACTACTTCGAAAGGCTTCCATGATATTTGGAAATCTATCGGAGGTAAGACTGTTAGCAGAATCATGCAGCCTAAAAAGACTGCTGATCACTTCTTGAACCACCAGTTCGGCTGGGTTCCGTTCCTAAACGATCTCGATTCGTTTTATAAAACATTTCGAGATACTGAAATTCTGATTGCTAAATTAACAGCACAGAATAATCAGTGGGTTCGGAAGCGTGCCACCATTGCTGAGTCGGTTAGTGTTAGTCTTGTTCCTCCTGGGGTAATATCAGGGAATATTTTATTCCCGAATACTAGTCTCAATGGAACAGACTATAATAACGGCGGCCCCTTTTACTATCTTGTAGATCGTACAACGACTACAGTTAGTGCTAGTGGGAAGTTTCGTTATTACCGACCAGAGTTTGATATGACAAGAGAAGATTATTCTTCTGCTTTACGATCCATACAGCGTCAATTGACGCTCTATGGACTCCGTATAAGTCCATCAAACATCTACAAAGCTACTCCTTGGACGTGGGCGATCGATTGGGTATCAAATGCCGGCAAGCTTATTGACCGTGCAAATGATTACTTACTCGATTCCGTAGCGTCCCAGTATCTTTTTGTGTCGTGTCACACGAAGAAGGAAAGGATTTTAGTTCAATTTCTTCCCTTCAAATCGCGGCACACTATACTGAGTTTTAGTCGTTCAATCGACATAAAACAAAGACAAGAAGATGCAAGTCCATATGGATTCAACCTGTCCGTGGCTAACTTAACGCCGCGGCAATTAGCGATTGCTGGAGCTCTTGGTATTACTAGATGGTGAAAGCCATCTGTATATCAAGCCAGCGATCTATCTGCCTACGGAATTACGGTGGAGAGGGGATGAGCTCCCTAGTCATCACCGTAGGGTTAATGCTCCTTTAAACTTCGGAGATCAACCACTATGTTTGCCGACCCTCAATCAATTACTGTCAATGCTGTTGCTCAGTCAATGCCTCGAATTCAAATCGATGGCAAGAAATGTATCTATCAGAAATCTGATGGTACTTTCACTTTGACTATATCGCATCAAGTTATTTCCGGTGATCGAGTTCGCTCGATGGCCAGATTTGACCAAAAAGCGGTAGTCCCAGACCCGTTAACTGCTGTTAACGATTATGAGAC